TTTTTAATGAGACGTTCTTTAAGAGACATGTGTTTCCTTTTATGCGCTGTATGATTAGTATAACAGGTTCTGTCGAAAATGTCAACTACTTATACGAGCCTAACAGCTTCAACCGGCTTACGCCTGCGGGTCTTTCGGGGTTTCTGGTCTGCTCGCGCTACTATAAACCCTTGTTCGCTAGGCAAAGAACTCCGTCAGAGTTGCTCTCTTCTCGGTCGACCAACCAATGACTGAGATGATGTCATTAAGAGGGTCGAGATAAGTCTTTCTAAACTGCGTATCATAGTCGATAAATCTATCAAGCCCAAACTCTTTTGGAAGAGTCGATGCAATAGCGATAACATTCTCACGACACGGATTCGGAACCTTAAGATATCCGAACTTAATCTTATCACCCGAATAGATCTGTTCATACTCAGAGATAAGATTGAAATCTCGAATAAGCTTATTGAAGACTAAAGACGCTCGAACATGAATTGGTGTAGCAGACTTATACACGGTCGCGGCGTCGTGATACTTACTGAGACCCTTCACGCCTCGAGGCATGGCTATGGCTTCGAATGGTTTCTGGACGAACTCTTTTCTAAAGTTTTCGATATACTCATGGAGTTCAGTCTGACTTCCGTTCATTAGGATCTTAAAGGTCTTCTTCATCGAGTTCCGAACTATCTCGGGAGTCGATGGCTTAACCGATTTAATACCAACAATCTTAAGTTCTGGTTCCTTATAACGAAGTCCCTCAGAATCCCAGATGTTCAGGATGTAGTTCTTAGCCGCAGTCCATAGCGCACGATCGGCGATGTTCTCTCTCTTCATCGAGATGATACGACCAGAACAATTCAGATATTTGTATACCTCTTGACAAGCATCATCGATAACCTTCTGGAGTTTCTCCTTGACTACCTTATCGATGAACTCGACAATCTTCTCTTTCTGATTATCTCGATTCTCTGGATATATCTTTTTAACGAGGTCATCAAGAGTCACATAGACCGAGTCCGTATCGATAGCAATAATTCTATCCTTGTCAGTCTTAAGGAGTGTATTCAAATACTTGTTGATTGCTCTCTCAACCCACCTAATCGCTAGCTGTCCGGATAGAGTGATGGCCTCCGCAAGATCTGGATCGAACCAACGGAACCAAATATTTGAGAGAGCTCCATAGAAGGAGTTTAGCTGAATTTTTCTAGTCATTTGAAGACCGTGAAACTTAGCCTGAGCATTCTCATACTCTTGCTTCTTTGTTGGATCCTTTTCTGTCAGAGCTAGCTTCTGATAATTCTTCTCTTGCGACTTGAAGTTAACTCGATCCTGATACTTACTCTCCATTAGATGAGCAGCAAAACCCTGTACGTCTTTTCTATACATGGTCAGATTATTGGCCACAGAGAGATCTTTTCCTCCGGCAATGTCTCTATGGAATAAGTTTCCTTCCAAGGCCTGATCAACGGACCAGCCAGGGATATGGCCCTTTCCTACTAGTGTGTCTGGGCTAATATTAAGCATCATGATGAGACGAGGGTATAGAGAATCGAAGTCGAATGATACGACCCAGTCGTACATTCCCGGCTTCACTTCCTTAACATAACCCCCGGCCAGGTCTCGAATATGATGCTTGTTTTCTTTAGGTGGAACACAAATCTTATTATCGAGTAGATAATTGTGAGTGATGACGTCCCACATCTTAACCGTTCCAAGAGTATCGGCATAGTTAATCTTGGCGTCATATGCTAGGAAGAAGATACCCTCGATGAACTTGACCTTCTGTTCGAGTCTATCGACAAGGTCTACGTCTCCCACGTTATACTCATAGAAGAGCTGTGGGTTCTCGACATATAGTTCGAAGAGGTTCTCATACTGAGAGTAGTCGACCTTCTTAACTCCAAGCTCCTTATGAGCGATAGTGTTAAGCTTCCAATCCTCAGAGTTCTCGAGTGAGAACTTCATATAGATTCTCTGGTAGTCGAGGATGGTAATTCCAAGAGGAACGTAAACCGTCTCTTCTCTACCCCTAATGATAATCTCTCTCTCATCCATCATGCGCCATGGAGACAGTCGAGCCGCTTCATCGGCTCCCATCAGAGTGGTGATACGATTAACAAGGTATGGAATATCAAAGAAGTCGATGTTCCATCCAGAGATAACGTCTAGATCGAACTCTTCCCATACGTCTAGAAACTTGTAGAGGAGCTGAGTCTCGTGATCACACTTATTATAGACCACATCCTCATTGGGTGGCTTGAAGTCCTTATATCCAAAGACTACGGTCTTTCCATTCTTTCGAAGTGAGATTGCAGTAATCTCTGCATTAGCATTCTGGGGGTTGATGCCTCCCTCTTGCTTATCAGTCTCAATATCGATATAACCGATTGAAATGATAGATGGATCGAACTGTTTAGAAAGGTCTCCCTTGTAGTGATCATAGATATACATCGACACCCAATCGGTCATGCCGAAGATATTAAAGTTTTCGATTCCTTCGTATTCCTTAACGAAGTCTCTTGCTTCCTTGATCGTTCCAAACCTCATTCGATTAAGAGACTGTCCTTGAAGTGACCTATAGTCTCCTGATTGACCCTGTTTTGTTGGAACGAATAGATAAGGAGAGTATGGAACCTGTCTATGAACTCGGTGTCCATTGTCGTCATAACCCCTCACCAGCATCTTTCCTCGATACTGGTGAACATTCGTATAAAATTTTCCCATAATTCCTTATAACATAAATTGCCAAAAATGTCAATGCCTAAATAAGACACCAATGAAAGGATGATATTGTGACTCCAAGCCAGGCCTGTTACTCTCTAACCGAAGCGTCAGAAGGATGCAAGCTTCACTCGTACCAAGATACGGGTGGTGTATGGACGATCGGATATGGACACACGAGTGGCGTCCGTCCAGGACAAGTCATCACTCAGGCAGTCGCAGAAACTCTTCTAAAACACGACATGGAGTATGCCGCGGGCATCGTAAATGCTCATGCAATGCCGTGTACTCAAAATCAGTTCGATGCTCTGACTGATTTCGTCTTTAATGTTGGTCCTTCTCTATTTCTCTCTAGCACTCTTCTAAAGAAGCATCTCGCTGGAGATCACCAGGGAGCTGCCAATGAGTTTCCTAAGTGGAAATATGACAATCACGTAGTCCAGCCGGGACTCGTCACTAGACGGGCAGCCGAGCGCAAACTATATCTAGGACAATAAACATGTTCGCAACTATTCTAACATTTCTTCGAGGTCCATATGGAGCTCTACTAGAGAAGGCACTCTTTGCTCTTCTGATCGTTGGTGGAATCTTTATGGTGTATCGTGACATTACGGGTCATGCCGCGGCCGATCAGCGACTTCGAGATCAGAACGCTCAGATCGCTCAGCTCCGAAAGGACGAGCAGAGTCTTAATAAGACTATGGCTATTATCGAGCAGGATAATAAGGACATCCTTATTAAGCTAAATCAGCAGAATGGCAAGGTAATCGAGACTCATGATAATATAACTCATTATATCGAGACTCAGCCAAACGCTAATCAACAGCCAGTTCCTCCTGTAATTGGCGGCACTATTGGAATGCTCTACAATGATCAATAAGCTACTACTCATATTTTCAGCATTCGCCATGACCGGATGCGCATCGACGGCTCATATTCAGCCAATTAAGACCGAATACAAAGTTGTTATGCCAGAGGATCAGTATTTTCAGGGATGCGATATCGTTAAGATTCCTAACCCGAAGACTCTAACGAATCAACAGGTCGCTCAGCTAATCAACGATCTAGTGAAGGTGAATAAGGTCTGTCACAATAACACCGTCGCCATTCACAACTACCTCGAGACGGCTCAGAAAGAGCTCAACAAGCGTAATCCGAATTAACGAAGATCGACTAGACGACCTAGAGAATCCACCGCTCTACAAGTAACCTTGGGGTGGTGTCTCTTTAGATCGTCTAGTCTCTTTGCGACCATCTGTGGAACATTGACGCAGCGACCTGCCGCGATCCAGTTCTCGTTGGTTCCGAGATATTGAAGTGTTACGTATCCTACATTCATCTATTATTTATCGCCGTGATATCCAGGCCATCCATTAGCGTGACCCATTTCATGACATGCTAGACGAGCGTATGCGTCTGTTTGAGGATAGACGCATGGGTTCGGAAGATGCATAGTCTTGGTGTCAGGATACGTATACGCGTAAAGAGTGTATCCACAAATTGCTCTCTTACCCTCATAGAGAGTCTTATTGATCACGTTTGGGTTATCAAAGTACATCGTGACCTTGATGTCCTTCTGGTATTTAAGAGGAGGAGTTCCGCCAGAGTACCACGTAGCGTTTGGAACATTCTTTGGAAGCGGTGGGTCTTTTGGCGTTTTATTTGGTTGGATACAGTTAGACCAGTCCGTAGGATTCACATAACCGTCGTACTGTGAAGAATTAACCTGTGCAGAAAGTTCGACCGATCCATAGGCCGCATGATAAGGAGTATCTAGTGAGCATGCCGAAAACGAAAATAGAGCCACAAGGGCTCCGAATGCTTGGACGAATTTGTTCATTGTCCATCTCCCTTGCTGAACAACTATTTAGGGAGGTGGTGCCCTTGGTCGGACTCGAACCGACACATTCCACTTTTTGAGTGTGTTGCCTCTACCAATTGGGCTACAAGGGCGTTAGTCTATGTAATTATGCTGGATCCACACAGTTACATTCTCAAATGCATTACGAAAACTTGTAATAAGTTCCTCGACTTTTACTTGTTTCTCACCTCGAGGCCATGAATAATACGATTGAATTTTCTGTTTACGGCCCCTGATGTTTCCGAATAACTGAAGTTTTCGAACGTGGCACATTGTGAAATTTGATTCCTAATCGTGAATTTTGATAACTAAATGGTGCTCATGGTGAGATTCGAACCCACACTGTTACGGCTCTCAACCGACTGTCTCCTACCAATTGGACTACACGAGCATTATAATTTGGTCGTGATGGTGGGAATCGAACCCACTCCTACAGTGCCACAAACTGTCGTGCGTACCAACTACACTACACCATCGATATTGGAGGACCGTGAGAGATTTGAACTCTCGTTTCCGGAGTAAGAGGCCGGCGTGCTACCTATTCTACTAACGGTCCATGGTGCTGCTTGGAAGAATTGAACTCCCGATTCTCGAGTACGAAACGAGTGTGTTACCACTAGCACTAAAGCAGCATTATATTGGAGCGAAGAGGGGGAATCTAACCCTGCAAGAGATAGGACGTCATCTTCTTGCCGCATACCCGCTACTTAGGTCATGATCCCAAGTGTGCTTACAATTACACTATCTTCGCATAAAATCGCCATTGGACAGAATGTAGAAGGAATCGAACCCTCTCTAGCGCCTGACATTCCAGAGCCTCCAACTGGCTCGACGACTTTAACTGGCACGCTGGTCGGGGTACGATCCCAACTCTCTTTTCGGACTCTATCCCAACATCCTCTGCGCGCTCAGACGTGGGCATCACTACTTCGAGCCGGTCCTAGATTCGAGGTGATCAATTCCTCTCTTCCTACCGTTCAGCGTATAAACTGGTGCTCTCAAGAGGAATTGAACCTCTTCTCGTTCCTTACCAA